CTCATTTTCCATCGACTTGCTATTAACGGACTTCATGGAGGTATGCAGCCCTTTCAGGACGGCGACAAGTACCTGATAGCGAATGCAGAGATTTATAACCACCTTGAGCTTGGAGGAATTGAGGGAGATTCTGACTGCAAGGTGATCCTTCCAACTATTGAAAAACACGGTATTATCAATGCATGTCAGATGTTCAGTGGGGACTTTGCTTTTGTTGTGACGGATGGACACACTATATGGGCAGCCCGTGATCAGGTAGGTGTTCGACCCCTCTTCTTCTGTCGTCACCCCAAGGGGATCGCCTTTGCCTCAGAGGCGAAGGGTCTTCTTCAATTTAAAACCAAAATTGATATATTCCCGCCAGGTCACTTTTATNATTCTAAGATTGACTCTTTCATATGCTGGAGACCAAACTACTGGGACTGTCCGCGCCGTGATCACGATATCGATTTTATTCGATCCCAGATATTTCACTTAATGTCTGAAGCTGTTGAGAAGCGTGTCAGGACCAGTGAGCGTCCGGTGGGGTTTTTCCTTAGTGGAGGACTTGACTCATCCATCGTAGCAGCTCTAGGTAAGAAGTTTCTCGGAAAGATCAAGACCTTCGCTATAGGTCTCGAGGGTGCCCCAGACCTCTTGGCAGCCAGGGAGATGGCTGAGTTTCTGGACTCTGATCATACCGAGGTCATATTCACACTCGAGGAGGGACTACAGGCAGTCTCGAATGTCATCTGGCATCTCGAAACCTTTGACACGACCACTATACGGGCATCTATTCCAATGTTCTTATTGAGCAAATATATCAAGGAGAATACTGACATACGAGTGGTGCTGAGCGGTGAAGGGTCAGATGAGCTCTTTGGCGGCTACCTCTACTTTCACGCGGCACCAAATGTCGCAGAGTTCATCTCGGAAACTGGGAGACTCGTGAAGGATGTTCATATGTTCGATGTCCTGCGAGCCGATCGAACAACCTCGGCTCACGGTATAGAACTACGTGTTCCATTTTTCGACAGGGACGTGATAGACTATGTGATGGATGGGTTCGATGCGGAACTCAAGATGCCGTACGGAGGCATAGAAAAGCACCTTTTGCGAGAGACATTTGAGGATATCCTCCCGGAGGAGATTGCATGGAGGCAGAAGAATGGGATGAGTGACGCAGTTGGCTATGCCTGGGCGGAAGCTCTTCGGAAGTTTGGTGAAAACAAATACAAAAATATTTTCAACAAATTTTTTGGGTCCAATGACCACCTCGTCCCTTATAAGTGGATGCCCAAGTGGGTAGAGGCTTCAGACCCGAGTGGAGCCTCCCTCTCTTTTTTCAAGAAGGACTAAGCTCCTGATCAAAAATTTTATAAGCACATTCGAGTTGCGGGTCAGCNTCCATAGCTCTCCGCTCGTTCCCATACACCTTGATNAGNTCCGGTAACTCTGGTCCAGGTGTATCGCATAAACTCTGCATAGACTTGGGAGGATCCCAGCCATTCGTATGTGAGTGACGATACGGTCCCTCCTCTGAATTTAGGGTATAAATTGTTTTCTTAATTTCTTCAGGTGTCATGTGCTTTTGAAGAACCACTTGAGCCGAACAATCCTGAGTCAAGTAATTTGGATCTGGAATTTTTTGAGTATCCACACCCTTACTTCGAATATCACTTATATAGTCCTCAACCTTTTCAAAATTATTCACCCGGTCAAACTCATCTCTCCATTTTGAAACAAAATTGCCATTTGGTACAGAGGCAAAAAACCAGTTAGCAACTACAGGATAGTCAGGGTGTGTCTGATCTCTGGGATTGTCATACGAAAAGAACTCAAATCCCTTTGACTGTTGCTCATGGATAATCCAGTTATGTGACCTAGTCGCAATCACAGAGGCGTCTGACCAGATACCTCCATACTTGGCTATCAAGTGAACCCTCACAAAGTCTGCTGTCCTCTGAATAAAATCATTCTTCTTGCTTGAAAAATCAACATCTGGGAGATAGTCTGGGAGTGTCTTGGGTGTTACCAAATTTATAGTAAAATCTGGACTGAACTTTCTCCAACTATCTATTGACTTTTGAACAAATGGAGGAGGGGTGTCCGAGTCCCAAAATGTCCATATGGTTCTTGGAATTTCTTTATTAGTAAACTCACTGCTCCTGGGAAACAGCAAGACCACAAAGACCACCAAAACAATTAACAGCAGCAACAAACGCCACATCTATTATTACACGCGAAAAGAAAAGTTGGGCAAAATACTTGGAACTGCGCACTTGTAAGCAAACGCCACCTTCTCAAGGGTGGCATTGTAATGATCACGAATACCTATGAGAGAGATGTAAAGTTCATCCGTGTTACGGGTGGAAGCACACGCCTGGAAGAGGTCAGTGATGATAGTCATATACATCTCAACAACTTGGNGAATGTCCCTCTTCCGCTGATTCGCCTTCTCACGCTGCTGAATTTTCTTCTTAAATTCATCATCTTGAATGTCACCAATCATCAACTTGACCCGAAGGTCTCGGTTTTCTGTCACTAGGTTCACCTCTTGATATCGAGGCATGATGGAGTACTGTGCGTGACCATGTGAGCGATACGCATTTACTATATCATTGTATCTGTTCTGACCGTAATATTGAGCTATCATTCGATTCAATGTGTGCCACTCTGGCATACCTCCACAAGGCACGTCACCCGGCTGACGCGCAAGAGTACCGTGTGTTCNCTGATACTCGTAATAGTGAGGGTTGTGCACCGTGTGCGTCTCGATGCGACCGGTTCGCCAACTGAAGGCGGTGTGGCACTGTGTGCACCACATCTGATCACACCCGTTAATCTTGAAAATCATAGCAGCACAGTTCGGGCAGCCGCGGGAGTCACGAGCGAGGAGTTCAGCAGTTGCCACGTTGTTGGGGTCGCACGTGTGAGGGGTGTCCCGGTCCTGACCCTTGACCTCGTGACAGGTAGGGCAGCTCCAGTTGTCGCAGAGACTACACTTCCAGGCAGTGCTCAGGAAACCCTTGCAGTCAGCATGAGGGCAAGAGCGTACAAAGGCGCGCTTCTCCATATCGACTGCTCGCCCATTAATACGCTCAACGAGTTGATTCTGCTCCCATTCGAGACCCTGTATATCAATCTGAATATTTGAATAAATTTTACGATGCTGCTGAGAAATTGTGTGACGGTACATGAGAGCCTCAAATTCAGTCTTGAANCCCTGTGCAACTGCAAGAGGTCCAAGCTGTTGATGTGTTACCTTTGTCCATTCACAATTGGCAACCCCAAGTTTGGTGCGCATAGCAGTAATTTCTGTGCCCAATTTTCGAATCTTCTTCTCAAACTCTACATACACCTGAGTTGCAGGCATCAGACTCTTCTCCCGCTCAAGCAGGAGATTTTCGCGGCGCGTTTTATAATCTTTTGTTACGAATTTTGCTGTAAAATTAAGCATGAGAGTCTCACGGGTCCATCCCTTGCGACACGACATACAGTGAGCATCCTGGGTGGTTTCAAGGAGGTAACGCTCATTGCACAAGGTGCAAGACTTGAAATCGCAAAAAGCACAATTTACGAGAGAATGATTCGATTTGTTGAAGACCTCGTCGCACACCTCACATCTATGAGTCATTCTTACTCTTTGTAGGTTCTGAGCTTTTATCTGGACGTTGACGCGGAGGGACATACTTCTTCACCTTAATACCGTGTTTCGATATTACAACTGGAATTTCTAATTTTTTGAGGTCTTCCTCATCCTCAATGTCCGCCCAGCTCATCTTTGGAGGTTCTGACATTTACTATTTAAACCATCTTCTTTTTAACAGGTTTAAGAACCTTGGTCTTGGGTGTCTTGGATACTGCTTTGGTCTTGGTCTTGTTATACTTGCCGAAGATGTCATCAATCTGCTTTTGTCGCTTCTCCGAGGTTTCCTCCATCTTCTGGTCCCACTTTTCGTGCTTCTCGATGAGCGCTTCGGGCATACCAGCTCTTTGAAACACCGCGAGTCTATCATCTATCGAAGGCATACTCGTCTTTCCTTGCCAGAACTTGGCAATCATCTCATGATTGTACTCCACAGGAGGAGACTTTGTCATCTCCTTAGGAGGATTTGCATCAAACCACTCTTTGCACTTTGCAATGTAGGACTCACGCTCATTTTCAGGAATCATGAGCCGGGCATAAAACTCGTATTCATACAGAGGAGTCCATACTGGTTTCACCGCAGATGATACCCCTCTATTCATAGAATCCATAATCTCACCCACTCGCCCAGGGGTACCACTGGGCACTGGAGTCCATCTCTGGTCAGGAACCCACTGAGACACTTGAGCTCCATTGACCCAATGAGTAGCAAACACCTGTTGAACACTGTATGGTGGGCGAATCGTGGGACGAATGAACGTAGCCATTGAGATTGCTTGTGATTTTCAGGAACCCTCTGAACTCAAGCGACGACAGGACACGAAAGTTTTTTGTGTGCCCATCTTAGATGTTGAAACTTATCATTCAACTTATACATATTTTGGTTAGGATATTTCTAATAGTCACACCCTTCTTGGGGGATGAATATCTCCTCTCCATGCATGCAGTAACAATTCCATTTGTGATGCTCCACTGGTATACCAATCAGACGGTATGTGCTTTGACAGAAATGGAAAAGTTAGTTTCAGGGAACAAAGAAGAGGATACTTTTTTTGGTCAAATTTTTGTACCTATTTATAAAAACGAATCATTTGTGGGGACTATTCTAAAACCTATATACACGGTACGAGACAAGGACGAAGAAAAGAGACTCGTTTGGGTTGGTTTATCAATGCTATGGTTCATTACACTCTACAGATTGTCACGTTCAGATTTCAAGTATCTCCGTGCTGAAATTCTCAATGTTCTTACTCCTCGTCCTCATACTCCGAGCCAATAGACTCATCGTCCGAGGCAGCCGCCTTCACCTCGGGCTCGTCACCCTCCTCATACTCAGACTCAGAGTCCTCCTCCTCAAGCATTGCAGCCAGCCGCAGAGCCGCAGACTTAGGAATAATCTCGGCAGGACGCAGCTGCTCCTTCTGGGAGGGCATTACCAGCTCGAAATCCTCCGAGGTATTGGTCAGAGGGTTTCCGTGCGAAGAGCACAGGTTGCAGTCAGTCGCAACCGTGTCCAGAGAATGGTTGTGAAGAGGCTGCTCCTGCTTCTTCACAATCTCCTTCTTCTGCTTCTTGGGAGCCGGTTCACCGCTCTTCTCCTCATCGTTCTGGCGCTGGTGACGCTTGCAGAAGCAGCCACCCTTGAGGGCGCTAAACTTGCAAGCCTCCTTTTTGGAAGTTTGCGCCTCGCAAGTCTTCTTCTCCTTAGAGTCCGCCTTGACAGGAACCTGGACCTTCTCACCATCCTCATTGGTAATCTCCACCATCTTAGGCTCGCGCTTCTTGTAGGCGCGCTTCACCTTGACTGCCGCCTCAGCAACAGCCAGGTACTTTGCCTGCAGCTCCTCATAAGGCAGGCTGTAATCCTCCGCAATCTTCTGCAGGAAAGCATTGTCGCGATCGCGGACCAGCTTGTCAACAGCCAGAGCGAAGGTGGTGGTAGCCATTTGGATTCTCGTCTTGGTTGGAAGACGAACGAGGTGTTTATCTGAAATTTGGAGGGCTCTGTTTGACTTTGGAAAGTCAAAGGGGGACCTTTTGTTTGCTTGTGCTTCCTAGGGGATCACCAAACCCTAACCTCGACAGGACACGAAAACTTCCGTCACTTAAATTCCGATTCTCTAACCCAGGCGTTACACACATATTTTGTGCCAGACGAAATTGGAAGTCCCGCATGGAGGGCATTTGGGTGGCACTTATCTTCTGAACCCAAAGGTTTGAAAAATATGGCTGAACCCGGGGGAGCTTTCATCTTCACATTAAGATTTGGAAAATGAGTCTCACCATCTGTGAATTCTTCATTTAAATATAAGAGGAGAGTTCCAACCCGCTGACCTCCTTTGTTTTCAAAATCTGTGCACGCCTGAGAATCCTCACAGCAAGCGTCGTGATGTTCTTTGTAATACGTCCCTGGCTGATATCGAACAATCTGGAGGTCTTCTGTGTGCTCCATAGGTTTTCCAGTCATCGCACACGCTCGTTCAAGCACCTTGCGAGCCACTGGATCATCCTTTTTTAGCCAAGCAGTCTCACTCGTTCGAGATTGGTCTGCTCCATTTTTTCCAACAACCGTGCTTCGTATAAAGGAGCTCTGTGCCTTGTTTATTATATAGTCACATTCATCTGATGTAAGAATTCCATGAACCATCTGTGGTCCTTCCCATGCAGTCTCTTTAGACTCAAACCCTCTCCCACGAGCACGAATAATCCATACAACAAATAGACCAATCAAAAAGGACACGAGTGCCATCACCACTACGAATCTCTTCATCTGAGATTATCCAACAATTTTTTAGTCGTCTTGCGAACCTTGGCAATATTTCGAATAATTCCACGAGCCTTTGTGAGGGCAAGTTTCTTGTTCTTTGCTCGAATAGCCTTGAGGAACTCAGACGTCTTGATCGTCTTGGGGGAGGATACCTTGAGCTTCTGGAGAGCAGCAACTCGTGCAGTGTTGCGGAGACCCTTCTCTGGCTTGTTCTTTCCTAAAGGATTTCGTGGCAAAATCTTTTTGTAAATAAAGGAACCTGCAAGAACCACGAGAACATCTTTGTACATGTATTTGAGCTTCTTCATTGGGAGACCAAATTTTGAGGAAAGAGGGGTGTTGATATTCGTTCTGGAAGTTCCTGGGATGTATGCGAGTGTGCAATCCACAAAGTCTTCACCCTTGCTGTCCTTGAACTGAATGACGTGATAGGTCCTCTTCCCGGACGCTGGGATGTAACTCTTACGAGCGTAACTCTTGATGCTGAGCTTGTCTGGGCGAATAAACCCCTTCATAAAGTTGTACATGACGTGATACATTTCCATGGAGCACTTCTCAACTCCAGCCTCGGTCAATGGGCGATTGACCGCAAAGGTGAAATCAAAATCTGTAGTGCTTGCCACCTTCTTGGGGAGAGGATCAACCCCACGGGACTTGAGATAGAGCTTGACCGCCATACCACCCCCGAGAGAGATGACGAAATGCTTGTTCGGTTTCAGGAGCGTCTTGTGAGTTTTACAATATTTCAAAAACTTCTCACTGCTCATTATAATATTGTGAGAGATATTAATGGCGGCGAACCGTTATGTTGGGATGCTCATGAACTCGCGCGAGCAGACGCACGCTTTTCACTTGACCACAAACTCATATGCCTCTCACAAGGCTCTTCAGGCGTACTATGAGGGGATTGTCCCTCTGCTTGACACGTGGTCTGAAGCCTACATGGGGAAGTATGGTCGCCTCAAGCGCATCACTATGAACAAGCGATACATGTCAGACCCCAAAAAGGCGCGACAGTATTTCAAAAGTCTACTTGCCCGTATTCGTCTTTTAAAACTCCCAAAGGATTCATACCTGAAGAATATTCAAGATGAGATTACAGGTCTTATTCGCCAGACAATGTATCAACTTACTTTAAGATAAGCTGTGTATATTGAAAAATGACTCGAGTCGTTGTCACGACGACAACCATTCCAACTCGTGAAAACTCAGTCATCAAGATGATCGAGTCCCTCAAGTCTGGAAGTTTACAGCCCGATGCTATATATGTTAACCTTCCAGACTGGTACCCAAGGTTCAAGTGTGGACCGGATACTAATTTAGAACTAAAATTGAAAATTCATGGAGTGACTGTGAACCACTGCAAGGACTATGGGGTGTTGACCAAGCTCTTGCCTACTCTTGAAATCGAGAAAAACCCGGAGACTCTCTTGGTTATCCTGGACGATGATATGATATATCAACCCCGATTCCTCGAGGGATTGGTCAAGGGGTACGAGGAGTTCAAGTGTCCAGTGGGATACTCAGGACTTGCTTACCCAGAGACGACCATGCGCATGTGGGGACACCTCGGATACTGTCTCTTCCAAGGGCATGGGCGAGAGACTGAGATGCTTGAGTGTGCCTTTGGGATGCTCATTCCTCGNAAGGATATGGATGGCTTTCCTCACATCGAGCCACTCACAGAGACTTCTGAAAAATATGTGTACCTTTCTGACGATTATCTGTACACAAAGCACCTCGAGCACAAGGGTATCGCAAAGAAGGTGGTGTGTTACCCCTGGGCAGGACGTAGGGGAGACGACTGGTCAACCATATGGGTTCAGGAACCAGAATCTCAAACTCACGCACTTTCGAGAGATGATAATAACTTGCACAACTTTTTGATGGCTGGCTTAAGGGTAAAATTTATATAATTATAAATGTTTCAAGTGTGGAATGTGAACGTGCCAAAGACTCGTGTAGGACCAAACAAAGATGGGGGATATGTTATGCTTGATTCTTTGTTTGGGGCTAGCTGTATGATTGGGTATGGGGTCAACGAAGATGTGCATTTTGATAATGAGTTTGTGAACAAGTACAACGTACCCGCATATATTTTTGATCATACTGTGAATGAACCAGAGAATTTAGATCCTAAAATAACTTTCACAAAGGAGGGTATTGCAGACAAAAATGAGGCTCCTCTTTTTACCTTGCAAACTCACGTCAAGCGCCATGTGCCAGATGGTGAGCAGTTTCTGCTCAAGATGGATATTGAGGGAGCTGAGTGGGACGTCTTCAGGACTGCTGACTTGTCCCGAGTGACTCAGCTGATTGCAGAGATTCACGATCTAGACAAGGCACCCATTGAGGTTCTAGAGCTCATCAATGAGAAGTTTTATTTGGTTCATATTCACGGAAACAATCACCCAAAGCAGCCATATGTCCAAATTGATCGCGTTCGCAAGATGCCCACAGTCCTCGAGTGTACTTGGGTGCGCAAGGATCTTGTGACAAATGCTACTCCGAGCGATGAGTCCTATCCAACTGAGTTGGATTTCAAGAACGACATAGAGTCCCCAGAACTGGAACTTAATTTTTGGAAAAAGGTGGATTTCCCTATCACTTTTGTTGCGCCAGACCCTGAACAGAAGGCGTTCCTCGAAAAAATCAAGACACCCGGTGACCAGATTGTAGATGATATTCGGGATGCAGAGTACTCACGTATTTTTATTCTACGAAATGGTGACTGCGTTCCATATGAGATTATCATGGGTCTTCATAATATCCAAGAGGGTTCTTTCGTATTTTCAATTGTTAAAAATGGGATAGTTTCACAGGATGTACGATTTATGAATGGTCCAGGACCGACCATGATGGTTCAAATGCCTATTTTTAACGTCAAACCTTTTTTCAAAGTTTAAAGAGTAATTTAGTGAAGTAATTAATGGTTCGGGTATACATTATGCACTGTCCAGTTTATTGCCCGGAACGTAAACCTATAATAGAAGAAAATCTAAAAAGCAGGGGATTTACAGACATAGTTTGGAGTACAAAGTACTCCACAAGTCACCCGATGGTCCCGTGGTTGCACAAGCGGCTCGGGGGACATCTCACATATGGAGGAATCTCAGGTCTTTTGAAGTATATGGAAGCTTTGAGAATGTTTGTAGAGGATCCAACTTCACCGGATGGAGCTATATTTTGCGACGATGATACAGTCTTTGTGAAAAATTGGAAAGATGCCATCGACCAGATACCTCCGAATTGTCCATATGTTAATTTATCTGTCGGTGTCAATTTTCACTTTTTGCCAGACGCCAAACCGCGCATTATCGACATGAACAATGGTGGAAATGAGGCTCATTGGAAGTCGAAGGAGTTTTGTAAGTTTATACTTGCAAACACAGATGGACGTGCAGGTATGGATCACGTTCATCTGGGTATGATGAATTATTTGAGGCTTCGAACTCTTTGTATACCAGTTGCTCAACAGACATCTCTTTTGTGTGGAAAGGCGTCGACTTCACACGATCATGAATTTACAATATATCAACCTTGGTACATATTTGTTCAACAGTTTAAGCCAACAGGACTATCTTATGAAGAGTTGTGGAATGAGAGTGGCATTACTCGGAAAGACTCTTGAGGTTCCAAACACTCTTCCTCCAAACCCTGAAAGCGTACCAGAACTCATGTCCCTCAAGGAACTCTTAGAGGAGGAGTTCTTCACCTATTTTGATCTAAAAATAAAAATAACAAACTGGGAGTACATTATGAATAGAGCGTCGGCTCATCTAGTCTGAAAGACCGCAGTCTTCCCGCCAGGTTGGCCAATCAGCCATATCCGCAGGTTCTATTCTACGCTCCTTCCTAATTTCATAAAGTTTACGCATTTTGTCTGACACATGTTGACCAGGTGCAGGAAAGTAGATGGCGTGGTGTCTTGGGTTTGCAAGAGACTCTTGTGTAGGCTCAGTCAAATAATAAACACCAATCGCCTTGCGATAGANTCCCTCTGGACACTTGATAGGTTCAGGAAATCCGTGGTAAGTATCACCATTCGTCTTGAAAATAACAGCAGTGTTCCATAATCCATGTTGAATAGCAGTGCACTTGGTCAGTTTTGAATCCCAAATTTTAAGCTGTCCTCCCCATTCTGATTTCCATTCCTTTGCCATGTAAATCAGTATGCTGACACGCCTCTCCTTTCCAGAAATTGGATGAATATTGTAATCAAGGTGAACACCTGATATTCCGTTTCGGGGATATGCATGCAGTCCCCCTGCATTCAGATGAGGGTCTATTTCAAGATTTGTAATCTTAGATATGGTACTCATAGCACTCACACATTCTGGTGAATAAAGAGCATCGATAGTACCTTTCAAAAAGTCACCATCTTTAAACTTGTTGAAGAGGTACTTGCCCTCAAAGGGGTTGTCATATTTGAACCACGTGTCATCTGGGTCGTGAAAGTGTTTTGCAATCTCTTCGGCGTACTCTTCTGTGAAAAAGTTTGGAATGGCTAAATGTTCATAAGGCTTTGCATTCGTGTAATCATTTGAGAGGCTCTCCAAATTGTTTATCCATGAACCGAACATATTTTGAATATACATTTTATTTTTAACTGATCCACGAAGGATGGGCGAGCGTCCAATGTACAAATTCTTTTATCCTTTCTTCAAACGGTTTTTTTGATCTCCACCCAAGGGAGTACACAAGAGACGGGGGGGCATCAATCTTGTGAATTCTCCCCTTAATATTCTCAGAAACAGTTTCGTAATCAAAAACTGTATTCATCTCCTTTGCTATGAGTTTGAGGAATTCAAGATTTGATACGGACTTTACCCCAGTTATATTATACGTCTTTCCTGGAGGTTGACGTATTATAAATAGTATCATATCTGCAGCGTCTTCAGAGTGGACCCAACTTTTGGAAGATATGTCCCCATGTTCACAGTGAATACTGAATTTTTCATGTGCAAGAAGCTTGCGAATGCACAATGTTGGAAAGCGCTCCTTCTGCGACCGAGGACCAAATACATCTCCAAGACGAGCAACAGAACATGGAACTTTGTAAGAATGAAAATATGCCAAACACATCTGTTCCCCCGAAATTTTCGAAGCTGCATACATATTTCTAGACGTACCTAGGCTATTTTCATCTCCGTTCCCATCTCCATAAACTCCAGTAGAACTTATGAAAATAAAGTGTTCAAGCTTTTGTGTCCGAGCAAATTCAAGTATTTTAAAAGTTTCAATAATATTTGATTGGATAGCCTCCTCAGGAGTATTGATACACTCCAGTGTACTTGGATTGGCAGCAGCGTGTATGATTATGTCTATGTTTTCAGAAGTGCTCGAAATGACCCTANCTTTTTGTTCAATTTCACAGAGACGATCTTGAGGTTTAGGACCTCTCACAGGACACACAACAACCCAGTCGGTTGTATCGAGTATATGTTCTACGAGCGCGTGTCCAAAAAAACCACGCCCTCCAGTGATCAAACAATACTTCATTATTTAAAGAATGAGCTATTACTTTAATAAATGTCGTATACATTCACCCAGAATTGGTTTCACACGTGCGAGCTTAACTATGCAGTTATGAATGGTCTCTTTGATAAGACAAAGGTGATTAAGATTCTCGAGATTGGGAGTCTCGAGGGTTCTTCAACGGTATATTTTTCAGATCACATTATGGACCACCCAGACTCGAAGATGGTCTGCATCGATCCATTTGACGGTGGCAACCCCACGACGCCTATGGATGAGAACAAGACCAAGGAGCTCTTCCTGTCCAACATCGCAAAGAGCAAGAATGGGCAGAAGATCTCCCTCAAGGAGATGTACTCGGGTGAGTTTTACAAGACGAATGACGAGACATTCACTTTCATTTATATCGATGGGAGCCACCTCGTCGAGGACATCAAGGTTGATTTTGTCAACTGTGTAAAGATCCTCGAGAAGGGTGGTGTTATGTGGATGGATGACTACCTGTGGGGTGACGGCACTTCCATCCGGGACGCTGTCAACCAGCTGTATGAGGACCACAAGGATCAGCTTACAATTATTCACAAGCAGTATCAGATTGGGTTCCGTAAGATTTAATTCCAACCTTTAGGGATATTTGGCTGAACTGGAGAAATAATCATAAATTTGTGCAATTCGTTACGAAATGGTGTCATATTCTCAAGTGAGTTTCCAAACTCGAGCTTTGGGAAGATTTTCTGTGTTGAAACAATTGGAACATCAAAAAGAATAGGTTTATCGTTTGAAATCGGGGTGACATCTGTTCGCTTCGCCTCGATTCCATACGCCTCTGCAATCTTTACGAAATCAAGACCGTCTGCGTCTCCAAAAACATCTTTCGCGCTCGTCGCTGTGTAACGTGAAGAAAAGTAAGAGTCTTGAAATTGTCTCATAATACCGTACCCAGTATTGTTGAGAACAAGAATGGTGACGGGCAACTGAAGAGACTTGATAGTTGCAAGTTCCTGAATGTTCATCTGGATACCCCCGTCGCCTTCTATACACACGATAGGAACCTTACTTCCTGTAGCGATGGCTGCCCCGATAGATGCAGCAATCGACCATCCCATCGACGAGTTTCCGAGGTTTGTGAAGAGCCGCTGCTTTCCTTTGAGCTTCAGAGACTGCATAGTCCATATGAGATTGCCACCCTGGTCAGGAATAATGATACACTCGTCTGGGAGTTGAATACTCTCGAGATATTTGTACACATTACCCTCTCGTGTAATTTCAGTTCCAAATTCACTCTTCCATGTGTTCAAAGTGTTGAACCATACAGGACGACCATCAAGCTTTACCTGTTCCACAAATGAAGAAACGGGTGCTACGATGCCAACATCTATACGAAGACCGCGCTCATTGCACTTTTCAATCTCATCTGGGTCAATATCCACCATAATTCGGTTGGATTCACGGGAAAAGAGAGAGTTGTTTCCTCCAACCTGGCGGGCATCGAGGCGCGATCCAAGAATAATAAGAAGGTCTGCGTTCTGAATTGCATAGTTGGCAACGCGGTCTCCATAGACTCCGTGGCATCCCACGCGCATTGGGTGATCGTGAGGTACAATGTCAAAGGCTGCCCAAGTTGTTACAAATGGGACAGTGAGCCACTCGGGGTCGATGGGACGCGCGCCAGCTCCAAGTACAAGCAGAGGACGCTTCGAAGACTGAATCAACTCACGGGTTGCGTCCGTAATAATAGTTGGGAGAGGAATGTTTTTCGTAATTTTAATAGAGTCNTCCGGAGACTGCTCCATCTGAATGTTTACTGGGAAGTCGATGAGTCCAGGACCGGGGCGATCAGAAACCATAGCAGAAAGAACAGTTGAAAACTGCGCAAAGACAGTCTGGGCATTTTCAATTTTAGTTGAAAATTTAGTGCAGTCTGCAACCATCGATACAATTGGCATCTCTTGGAAACCAATCTGACGCGGCTTTGACTTTATGGAATCAAGAGACTCCTTTGCATTCACCTGCCCGGTTATGAACAGAACAGGAATAGAGTCAAACCAGCACCCACATAGACCATTGATGATATTTTGAGCGCCAGGACCGCTCGTAGTCATAACAACTGCAATCTTCCCGCCAGCCCGATAGTAGCCCTCTGCAGCCATAGCAGCAGCTTGCTCATGATGAAAACAATAATACTTGGCACGAGTAGAACGACCAACTGCATCCACAAAAGGTGCTATAGCGCCACCAGTCACGAGAAAGTACGTATCTATGTCGAGGTCCGCGAGAGAGTCCACGAGCCTCTCTACAATTGTAACCACCATTAAAGAATAAAAGACTTTATCCTTTAATGAAGCGTACTATACTCAACCTGTGTAAAAACAAAACACTCGGGGTGAAGAGTGTGGGCATCACATCATATGATTATCCATTTTCGCGAATTATAAATTCTATTGATTCAGTTGATTTTATAGTTGTTGGTGACACTGTCGGCTCTACGGTTCACGGAGAGCCCGACCTTAACAAGGTTACAATGGATACTATGATTACCCACTGCACTGCGGTATCAAAAGGAGCCCCGAGACCCTTTCTCATCGGTGATATGCCATTCATGTCTTATCAGCCATCTATAGAAACAGCTATCGTAAATGCAGGACGTTTTGTTCAGTCGGGCATGGATGCAGTCAAACTCGAGGGATATTACCCAGATACCATAAAAGCTATAAATAACTCTGGTATAATCACCATGGCTCACCTTGGGCTGACTCCACAGACACGGGCAAAGTTTGGAGGGTACAAAATTCAAGCCAAGACAAATGAAGAAATTGACAAGCTCGTAAAGCAGAGCATAGGAGTTCAGGAGGCTGGAGCCGCTCTCCTTCTCCTTGAAGCTGTTCCTGACGAGGTTGGCGAGATTATAACAAAGGAACTCAAAATTCCAGTCATTGGTATAGGAGCTGGAAGCAAGGTGGATGGTCAAGTGGTGATTATTCACGATATGCTTGGTATGTTTTGGGATTTTAAACCAAAATTCATTAAACGGTACGCCAACTGTGAGTCTGTCATAGCTACAGCCATAGAAGCATACGCCAAGGACGTTCAGACAAAACAGTTCCCAAGTGAGGAATATTCATATAATATCAAGTACTCTGAGATTGACAAATACCTCTCGAATAAGACTTGGAAATATGATTCACCCACTTAAAAGTTTTTATTATAATTTATATATGAAGGTTGTTATCAGTTTGACCAGTATCCCTTCCCGGTTCATAAGTCTCCCTATTGTTATCGATCGTTTGACCCATCAAACCTGTCATGAAATTTGGCTCAATATTCCCAAATCCTATAACCGATTTCCAGAGTGGGACAAGAGCTTCCCTTTAGATTTTTTTAATTTTGATTCAAAATTGAAAATTAATTTTGAGTGTGAGGATCTTGGACCTGGTACCAAGGTTATTGCTCCCGCTCAACACCTAGATCCCGAGGATATTATAGTCTACTTGGATGATGACACCAATTATGATCCAAAATTAGTTATGAANCTTCTCAAGTGGTTCAAGACGGATGAGAAATCCGCCTGGGGTCTTTCAGGATTTACATTTGATAACTATTTTCAAAAGAGGTACCCTCGACAACATGGACTTCCTATGGATGTGCTTGAGGGGTACGGGGCAGTCATAGTCAAGGCGGGATGGATCCAGAAATTGACGGAGGAGTTCAAGGAGCTGAGGGAGGAGGCTCGAGCGGCGGATGATGTCATCCTGAGCAACCTCCTGACCAAGCAGGGGGTGACCCTCAGGACTGTGTACACAGCCGAGTGCCACATCGGTCACATCCAGCAGCTCCCGTACGGGTTTGGACCGGACGCACTTCACCATCAATTTCAGGGAGGACATCACGAAAATTACCTCAATGTACTGAAATCTCTGGAAGTTAAGGGAAAGAGTTATTTTAAGTATAGATGCTCGTAGATGGGTTCATGTTCTATAATGAGCTCGACATACTCGAGCTCCGCCTTGAAGTACTCGATAGTTATGTTGATCAGTTCATTCTGGTTGAAGCTGAAGTCAATCACGTCGGAGGTCCAAAGGANCTATTTTTCGAAAAGAACAAGCAGCGATACGCAAAGTGGCTNCACAAGATTCGTCACATTGTGATGACTGCAGAGGAGGCGCCAAAGGAGGAGAATCCCTGGTGCCGCGAAAAGTACCAGCGCGACTGTATCCTCAAGGGGCTCGAGGAGTGCAAGACTGCCGATGGAACGTGTCAGACTGAGGTGCCGAATCAATCACTCGTTATGATTAGTGACGTGGATGAGATCCCAGACTTGAAAATAGTTCCTTTTGAGAAGCTACCTCACCTAGTCAATTCTGTCCACATGTGGATGTTTGAGTATTCTTTGGATTACCTCTTTACGGGTGAGCCGTGGATAGGCACAGTCATCACCAATTGTGAGCTCCTCAAGCGACAGGGACCGAATTACTTTCGGGACAATCGCTGGAAGTTCCCAGTTGTACAATACGCTGGGTGGCACCTCAGCAGTTTTGGAACGCCCCAACACGTCTGGAACAAGATGCAAACCTTCGCTCACGCCAAGGATGGTCACCACGCTTCGCAGACTCCAGANCTGTTCGAGGAGTACATTACACAAGGTCTTCACACCGATGGGAAGACTATACTAATTCCGCGCCCTCAGCAGGTCCCTCTACCAGCACCCACTGAAGTTCTGAAAAGGCTGCATCTCGGTCGCTTCCAGTAAAGCGCGCCTTGAGTTTCACGAGTTCAATAATTTGATCCTTAAAAAGCCACTTGAAAAAACTTAATTTTTGATCCTTATTTTCATACGGACCATTCTTGTCCCAAAGACTCTGGCAGACCGGCCAAGTCACCTCCCTGAGTGAGTTCAATTCCATTTCTAAATTGGTGATTCTCTCAAGCACGTGTTTATGAAATGGATCCATCTTACTTTAGTCACACACAAAAGGTTTAATTACACTTGTAATTTATGCAAACTGCTGCGCCAACTGCCATCAAAACACCGAGCCATTGAATCCAATGAGTAAACTCTTCCCCCAAAAATATATAGGCTGTCGCGGCACCACCAACAACAATCATAGCTTCCCACATGATGCACGTCCACATCATGCTGGATTCTTTCAGTGTCTTGATCAAGAAGAAGAGAACAAGCGCCCAGGCTACAATACCAAGCCCGAGGTGATGATGTTTCCCATTGTCAGCGTACCACTTCAAATGCATATTACCAAATAATTCAGCACNTGTCATAGCCACAACATTAAGTAAGCTCATCTAAAGTTTATATACATTTTCTTTTCAATGAGCCTTGCCTATTGGGCATCGTGGGCATCCTTGATTTTTGTGAGGTGTCCACTCAGCCGAGTGGGCAGAGAAGTTATTTTTTCAATTTTAATTCAAAATCCAATAGAGTTTCGTATTGCCTTTTTAAATTATCAGATAAAACAGTTAATGGTTAAACTATTCAAATGAAGGCGGCACTGATTACGGGGGTGACGGGACAGGACGGGTCGTACTTGGCTGAGTTGCTTCTCACCAAGGATTACACAGTGTATGGACTCGCACGGTACTGTTCAGAGAAGAAGCATGAGCGCATCGAGCACCTCAAGACCAACCCAGAGTTTCACCTGGTCGAGGGGGACTTGACAGACACTGCTCGGGTCAATTCAATCATAAATTCATTCGAGCAGTATGACCTCATTGAGATCTATAATCTTGGAGCCCAATCTCACGTCAAGGTGTCCTTCANTCAGCCAGAGTACACTGCAAATGTGGATGCCCTGGGAACCCTAAGAATCTTGGAGGCGATCCATCAGACTAATTTTAGTTCAAAATTCAAATTTTATCAGGCGGGTACTTCTGAAATGTTTGGGAAGATTCAGGATCCTATCCAGAGTGAGACAACTCCATTTTATCCCAGGAGTCCATATGGGGTTTCAAAGCTTTTTGGGTACTGGATGACTAAGAACTATCGAGAGTCTTATGATATTTTTGCTTGTACTGGTATTCTTTTCAACCACGAGTCTGAGCGCCGTGGCTCAGAATTTGTGACTCGCAAGATTACTCTTGGGATTAACGAGTGGCTGAAGACTGGTGTACCTATCGAACTTGGGAACCTAGATGCCAAACGAGACTGGGGACACGCTCAGGACTATGTGGAGGCGATGTGGCTCATGCTGCAACAGACAGAGCCCCAGGACTTTGTAATTGGTACAGGAGAGACACACACCATTCGCACATTTATTCAGATTGCTCTGAGAACTTTGGGCTACCTCGTGTACTGGGAAGGAAGTGGGGAGGATGAGGTGTGCAAAGAGGTCAAGACTGGTAAAGTTATTGTAAAGGTGAACCCAGAGTTTTACAGACCAGCAGAGGTTGATATTCTTGTGGCTGACCCGACAAAGGCTCGAGAGGTTCTGGGATGGACTCCTAAGATTTCATTTGAGGAGCTAGTTAAACGGATGATCCTTCATGATGTTAAATGAAAGTCATCTTCATAGGACCCAGACTCCTCGCAGGCATCGGACAAGTGACGAATCGGTACGCAGAACTCCTAAGGTCCCAGGGTCACGAGACGGAGTACTGTGAGATTGGACACCCACCAAAAAAACATAAATATGATGCAGGTTTTGCCTTTGTGTTACCTATTCAGCAACAGCTTGATATGATAGATCAGTACGCGAGTCTGTGTAGCAAAATGACCTATATGACTATCTGTGAGACGGAAACTGTGAATCAAGTGTATGGAATACTGAGCAAGTATAAGACGCTCTACGTCGCCTCTGATTTTTGCAAGACTGTTTTCGANCGTCAGTTTCCAGATGTGGAGTGGAGGGTTCTTCGACTCTTTGCGTATGAGAAACCGCGGGCGGAACCTGGACCCCAGGTTCCTTACACATTCTATAGCATCGGTAATATGGCTGACCCTCGCAAGAATATACGAGGTCTCCTTGAGGCTTTTAAAATGTGTAATTTCGGAGACAAGGCGCGGCTGGTTCTCAAGGCGACCTGCATGCAAAATTATGACCCTGGCTATCCGGGGGTGCTTGTTATAAATGGGCTNTTGTCTGACGAGGCAATGGACAGGATTCACGGAAGCTGTCACTGCTATATCAACTGCTCACACTCCGAGGGGGTCGGAATGGGAGCTGTGGAGGCTGCCCTCATGTCCAAACCCGTCATTATAACTGATTACGGGGGACTGAAGGAGTATGTCAAGACGCCGTGGGTTGTGCCATGCACAAAAGGTCCAATTGGCTTTGACGATTTTCTATTCACAAAGGAGCTCGAGTGGGGACATCCTTCAACTGAGGTACTTGCTCAGCACATGCGCGACTGCTTCGAAAAGCGAGTGAATCATTGGGATCATTCGCACACAAAGATGCTCATGACAGACTTGTGTTCATCTGTTTCACAGCATTTGCTGTGTGCTTCAGAGCCTCTGCCAGCTTTGCCTGCTTCACCTTGTTTGCCGCATTCTTCAAGTTAGAAGCCACCTGATTCAGACCCAGGTTCTTTGCCTGATTTGCGGCAGTGTTCAGCTGCTGGTTTGCAGTTGCNAGGTTACCAGCGGCAGCATTTGCCATGCGGTTGGCATTTCCTGGCTGGACATTTGNGGCAGCCACATGAGCAGCATTAATCTGCTGGTTCGCTTTGACAATATTATTCACGGCAGCAGTCGTATTCTTAAACATTTACTTTAATTCAATATTAAAAATCAGCTGCAGGTGAGTGTCCTCCCTCACCCCCAGAAGACTCTACCCAATAATTCGCACCATAAATAACTCCTGCAAGGACTATGGATGAGGCAAGCAAAAATCCCTTCTGGGAGTTGAGGTACAAAACACAGTCATCAATGATCTGGATTCCTGTGGGCTTTTTTATGATACGGGGGACGAGGTAGACGAGGAGAAAGTTTATGACAAGAGCTGCCCAGATAACATTCATATCCATTACAAGTACATTAGATTTTTCTCTAGTTCTTGAGAGTGTGCTTCGTGCAAAAGTCGCCATTCTTGCACTTGAACTCGCACTGCTTACCATCCATCTTGGTTGCCCTGCACCGGAGAGCCGGTGGAGGGACTGTTCGCCCTCCCTTCTTGGCGGCTGGAGCTACTGCCTCGCATTGCTTTGGCACCTTGTCAATCTTCTGAATAAGATGCCGAGCCTTCTCAATTTCCAGAGACCTTTCTCTTGCTCGCAGAAGAGAGTCCGCCATAAGCTCAGGACTCGGGTGCTTTGATTTTAGGGCATTATTGTAGAATTTTTGCCAGAGCTCACCACCCTTTCCCTTTGGAGGTTCGCGAGTAGTCTGGGGCTTGGGAGCAGGTGGAGGACGAATCCGAGCTTGAGCATCCTCACAAGAAGTTCGCTGAACGACAGGGACCTTCTCAGAAGAGAGTGCTTTGAGCTGTTCTTTGACCAGAGTCTTGTAGTTTGTGCTGAGATGGAGAGGCATTTGCTTCCCTAGGGGTCCAAACCCTAAGTGGCGACAGGACACGAAAACTTTCAACTTAAAAGATACAAGCGTATACTAAGTAGAAATGCAGATTTTCGTAAAGACTCTGACTGGCAAGACGATCACACTCGAGATTGAGTCGAGTGACACAATTGCAAATGTAAAGGCGAAGATTCAGGACAAAGAGGGAATTCCTCCTGACCAGCAGCGACTCATCTTTGCAGGAAAACAGCTTGAGGATGAGCGCACAATGGCTGACTACAATATTCAGAAGGAATCGACTATTCACCTTGTTTTGCGTTTGCGAGGTGGAAACTAAATTCTTAACATAAATTAATGGGACTGTGTCCAAAGAGCTTCGGACCCTATTTCTGGGGCGCTTTTCACATTGCATGTCTTGCTGCGGTCGATAAAGAGGCTCTCAAGACATTCATCGAAACCTACCAGATGGTTCTTCCGTGTTTCTGGTGTCGCCTCCATTTTTCTCAGGTCCTGGCTGAGAATCCCATACCAGACACCGATCAATTCAGGTGGTCAGTCACTGTTCACAACATTGTCAACGAGAAGCTTGGCAAGCCTGTCATGACCTACGAGGAAGCTTTGGAGCACTGGATGTCAGGCTGTGAGCTCGAGGTGGAGACTCCTCTCCCCGAACCATTCTGGGACGCAAACACAATCCTCCTCGCGGTCCTCCTTATTTCTCTCATTTTTGCAATTTTGCTTAAAAATTATCGTAAGTAAAGTTATATGAGTGCTGCTGAAGGCTCAGGCTCTACTATGCCCCAAAGTCCGGCTCCGGCTCCGGCTCAGGCTCCCGTCGCGGAAGCTCCCGTCGCGGAAGCTCACACCGCTGAATCTCACGGTGAGAACCTTAAGATAGCTATAGGACTCCCAATATCAGCATGTATGCTCTTAGTTTTTAGTGTGTTGGTCAACTCAAAACTTCAGAATAAACCAATTACTGAACTCCAGACAAAGGCTGCTCATTGGTTTGAAAACCTTGTTATTGGTGGTAAGGGTGGTTTAATTTTGGCACTAATTATTTTGGCTGTAGTGAATGGTCATTCATCGTATGTGCAGGAACACCCAAAACAGTTTATGCAGGATAGTCTCGCAATCGGAGGGTTTGGAGCCATTTCTGCAGTATGGCTTGCATTCACACGCGGTCGTCCAGACTTGTGGGAAAGTCACTTAGTATTTTCATTGTTGCTCTTTTTTCTGTATAATGTGTGCCGTGAATTTGCTGGATATTTCACTGTCTTCGGAACTGATAAAATGACGGACCAGGAAAAGCAGCAGCAAGGAATTTTAGGGATACCAATTCTTATTGTAGGAGGTATTGCCGCTATAGCTGCATTTGGTTTGGCTGTAGTTGCGCACATATCACCAGATTATTCAACTGGAATTCTAAGCAGTTTAGGTCCATCAAGTGCTTTTGTAATTGAAGCCATTGTATTCGTCTTCATCATTACTTTGGGCGAATTAGTTGTTGCACGTAATAAGAAAGAACCCATGGCAACAGCAGTTGGTGTGAGTGTGGCTACTTTTACACTGGCACATTTAGTTCTTCAAGGTGGTGGGTTCTATGAGCATTTATATTCAGCACCTCCCCCCTGTATTAGCTAAAGAGACAAATCGTATTTCTAAAAAGGAGATGCAGTATGAACGCCTCAGCCATGTTCAGCACGTGCTTAAACGCCCCGACACTTATGTCGGGTCACTCCCTCCCGAATCCTCCCCATATTGGATTCGAGACGGAGATGTCTTCAAGGTTTCTAACCTTTCTGTTTCACCTGGTCTGGTTAAAATTTTTGACGAGGTTCTGGTGAATGCAATCGACCAATACTCTCTCCACCCCAAGAAGGTTGGTCTGATTTCAGTCACTGCGTCTACGAAAGGAATTTTGATCCAAAATTCAGGAGTATGCGTCCCTATCAAAAAACATGAGACTGAAAAGAATTCGGATGGATCATCCATCTGGATTCCAGAACTCATCTTTGGTCATCTCTTGACCAGTTCAAACTATAACGATAATGAGCAGAGAGTCACGGGAGGTCGCAACGGGTACGGAGCCAAGCTTGCCAACATCTTTTCGAAGAAGTTTTGGGTAATAATATCCGACGGGAAGAAGGTGTACAAGCAGACGTGGCACGACAACATGAGCCGGTGTGAGACTCCTCTGATTAGCACAAGTTCTGAACTTGGTACGCAAGTCACGATAGGTTTCGAGCCTGACTGGGACCGTTTCGGTGGTGGTGGTGACTTTCTCAAGATGTTTGAGAAGCGAACCTGGGATGCAGCAATGTGGTGTTCAAAAGCAAATGTGTATTTTAATACAAAATTGCTAGAGGTCAAGTCTCTGGATGAGTATGCTCAGATGCACGGTCTTGACTCTTTTGGAAAGTTTCATAGTGACTCTTTCGATATTGTCATGGGTCATTCGAACAGCGGAGGGTTCCAGCAGTGCTCGTGGGTCAACGGTATTTCAACAACCAAAGGAGGCTCTCACGTGGACAAGGTGGTGAGCACGCTTGTGAGTGATCTAGTCAAGGACAAGCGCTTCACGACCCTCAAGCCTGCCCAGGTCAAGGCGAGTCTTTTCGTCTTTGCGAGAGCCGTGATTGTGAATCCAATATTCAGCAGTCAAACCAAGGCGGAATGCACTTCAAAAATTACCGAAACCATTGATTTTAAACCAAAATTCATCAAGGATGTCTTGGCTTCTGGTGTCCTGGATGATTTGATGTCCAAGGGGAGCGCCCTGGTCGACAAGGAGCTCAAAAAGACTGATGGGTCCAAAAAGGCGCGCATCTCTGGGATCCCAAAGCTTGATGATGCCAACTGGGCTGGAACGCATAGGAGCCAAGACTGTACCCTTATTATTACCGAGGGTGACTCTGCGAAAGCCCTTGCCATTGCCGGCTTGAGTGTTGTAGGACGAAACGCGTTCGGCGTGTTTCCACTCCGGGGAAAGCCTCGCAACGTCCGCGATGCGACGGTAAAACAGGTGACTGAAAATGAGGAATTCAGTAATTTGAAAAAGATCCTGGGACTTCAGCATGGCAAGGTTTATAATTCACTCAGAGAATTGCGCTACGGGCGTTTGATGATTATGACTGATGCTGATCTCGACGGGTCGCACATCAAGGGGCTGGTGCTCAATATGTTCCACGTGTACTGGCCAAAGCTGATCGAACTGGGCTTTGTGGTGTCTATGGTTACCCCAGTCATCAAGGCGGGCAAGACGTGGTTCTTCACAGAGGAGGCGTTTAGGGAGGCTGGGCAGGTGAGTGGCACAGTAAAGTTTTACAAGGGGCTGGGCACTTCAACCAGTGCAGAAGCAAAGGAGTATTTNAAGCAGATTGATCGACTCACAGTTGCATTTAGTGCGGATGAGCACCTGGATGAGTCAATGCGTCTTGCGTTTGCCAAGGCACTGGCTGATGACCGTAAGGAGTGGCTGACGAATCATATGGCATCCCCACCCAAGGGTATTCCCTATGGGTCAGTCAAGACCCTGAGCGTGAGTGATTTCGTACACAGAGACTTGTCCAACTTTAGCGCCGAGGATATCAAACGGTCAATCCCGCACGTTTCAGACGGTCTCAAGCCTTCTCAGCGCAAGGTGATTTACGCGTGCCTCAAGAAGAACCTGACACAGGACATGAAGGTGGCACAACTTGCAGGCTATGTTGCGGAGCACACAGCATACCACCACGGAGAGGCGAGCCTCCAAGGAACAATTGTGAACCTTGCCCAAAACTTTGTGGGTGCGAATAACCTGAACCTCCTCGAACCCTCTGGTCAGTTTGGAACCCGTCTGGCGGGTGGGAAGGATGCTGCCAGCTCCAGGTACATCTTCACTCGACTTGCTCCTCACACGAAAACCATCTTTGATACTTCAGACAATTTTGTTCTAAAATATGTTGTCGATGACGGAGAGAAGGTTGAGCCCGAGTTTTACTCGCCCATCATTCCTATGATTCTTGTGAATGGCGCAGAGGGTATCGGAACGGGATTCAGTTGCTACGTTCCCCCGTTCGACACTGAGGCTGTCAAGCACAACATCCTGTGCGGTCTGGACCAGGTTCCCATGATTGCTATGAAGCCTTACTTCAAGGGATTCAAGGGGAAGATTACCAAGATCAAGGATCACACCTGGGTCATGGAGGGTATCGTGGAGAAGGAGGGGAGCCAGCTGCACGTGACAGAGCTCCCACCAGGCAAGTGGATCCAGGACTTCAAGGAGCACCTTGATGACCTTTTGGAAAAGGGAACCATTCAGAAATACGAGAACCATTCAACGGAGACGACGCCCAGCTTTCGAATCTGGGGCTTTGGTGGTGATGACCCTCTCCGGGAATTGGGTATGACCAAGACGATACACACGAGCAACATGTATCTGATTGGTCCGAATGGAGCTGTGAAAAAGTATGCAAGCCCAGAGGAGATTCTTTTGGACTATATGGAGATTAGGATTGGGGTATACAAGAAACGCAAGGCGCATCTGCTCAAGCAGCTGGACACGGAGGTTCAGTGGTTAAGCGAAAAAGCTCGCTTCATAGGATTCGTGATCAACAAGAGGATCCAGGTGCTCAACATTCCACTTGATGAGATTAAGAATCAACTTCGAACTGAAAACTTCAAGGAGGAAATTTGGTCAAAGCTCCTTGACATCAAGACGTATCAGTACACTCGTGAGGAGGTTCTCAAGCTCAAGGACTTGTGTGAGCAACGGGTCCGGGAGCGCGAGCAACTCAAGGCGACGAGTGTGGTTCAAATGTGGAAGAATAATCTGCGTGAGTTGTAGAGAGGATGGAAAACGTTCTCAAGTTGGAACG